ATACAGATTATCTGAGTACATACTGAATTGCCCTGAATAGGTTGTAATAATAGTAGACCATTCTCTAATAGAATAGGCTCTACTGCCTCAGTGATGGCATTGATGTCAGAGTATGACTTTTTAAAGTGGGGATTGGTAGCATTCTTAGCTACTTTGCCGATTGACTGCTTAGCTTTGTGGAGCTTTTGGTGCAGAGTTAGTACAGGTGCTGATACTACAGCTTTTGTTTTTGTTTCCATGTGTATAAGTTTTAAATTTCAGTAAAGATAATCAATTATTTTATATCTGCAATAAAATTATAATAAAATATTATAAATTCATCAAAATCTTTTGCAATAAAGTATGTACCACCTGCAGCTTCTACTGATTCCTGATACTTTCTTTGCACTTCTGACTGCTTATCCTTACCATACTTCACCTCTATCTTCACTGATCTACCAAAAATAGTAGCAGATATATCAGCTGAGCCTTTTGTGGAGGTAGATGGAGTCCATTTGCCTTTGAGCTGCCTAGTATTTTCACCTACCTGTATCTTTTTACCCTCTCTATAGACTCCCATTGTATTGATTCTCTCAGCTTGCCACCCTGAGAAGATTAAGAATGCAGTAATACATTGAGTCAGAGCATTAGCAGAGTCATCTTTCCAATCAGATGCTGTAATGTATGGCATGGTAGGGTGCTTTAGGGTGAGGTAGTTAATCTCTAAGGCTTTGAGTAGTGTTTTGTTTTCTTTGTTCATTGTTTTATTCTATTATTAATTATAGAAACATATTTTTCATCTATTTCATAACTTATAGTACTATATCCTAAATCATTTGCAACTTTGCTTGTAGTTCCCGATCCACCAAATACATCAATTATTGTTTCATTTGTTTCTGCAGTTATCAAAATAATTCTTCGTATTAATTCTTCAGGTATTTGACATGGATGTTCTGTTTTTTCTTTGCTAACATTTTTAACTTGATTAATCTCCCACCAATCATAAAGTTTAGCACCTGTTTTTCCTTCTGCTATTCTTGCCATAATTCGTTTATCTTTTAGATTTTTATAATCTTGTCTTACTTTTCTAAAATCAGGCTTACATCCCCACCAAGATATTAATCTGCTTTGTTTTCCTGTATTAGAATTGTATACCCAACAAACTACCTGCTCACATTTTACATTTAAGGCTTTTGGTAGTAAATTAATTGTTTCTTCAGGATAATGTATAATTACGCAAGGTATTGGTATTTTTGAAAGTAAAGTTATATAATCTTTTTCATTCATTCTATCTTTATATTGATTATAAGCATATCCTTGATTATATGGAGGATCGGTAATTACCAAACCTTTTGGTATTTCACATTCTCTAAAATCTTTATTTATAATTTTTACCATATCAATTATAATTTACTGTATCCCAAATATCAGGCTCTCTCTGAGTCTTAATCTCAAACCATCTAGCTCCATTGCTAGATCCATCTACATACTCCTTACCATTGTATTCTGCATACTTCTTACACCATTTATTGAATGTTCTATTAGTCAGGTACTTCTTTTGGTCAGTGTATTCTGCTGTAAAGTTCTCAAACATTGATACTTTATTCAATCTCTGATCAAATCCTAGATTCTTATTATCTACCCACTCAATAAAGTCTTGAGATGTCTCATTGATAAACTTTCTTAGCTCCAAATTCTTAGCCTCAGATTCTACTAGACCATTCTCTAAGTAATAATTTAAGCAGTTAATCATGTAATGGTCAAACCTTGCCCATTCCTGGTCATTCCAATCCTCAAACAGCATAGAGCCAAATTCATCAAATGGAGTATGATGTGTACCAAAGTAACTACTCAGCTCCACCTCAAACATCCTACGCTTGAATGAGCCACCATCTGCTTTAATAGTGTAGTTAGTAGAGATAAGTACTTTAGGAGAATCTTTTACAGGTAGTTTAATTGCATCTCTACCTTTGTATTCAATAGTTAAGCCCTCAGTGATTATACTAAATAAGCTCTCAAAATTAAAGTTCTTTCTTACATCATCAAATGCCAGCACTTGACAATCAGATGATACAGTCTGATAGGGAAATGATTTATTTGAGTCAAAGGTCTTACCATCTATAGTAGATACTTTTTTCATGTAGCCAATAGCATTAATCAGAATCCCCTTACCACTCCCTCCATTAGGATTGTCTGAGATAGTTTCATCATTGAGAATGATTGCTTTGTTATTAGCTGAGGTCTTATAGCTGTGTAGCATATAGCCTATCACGCTCTTCATAGTATCATATCTCTCTACCTCCTGCCCTGAGATAAACCAAATAAAGCTCCTAAACATTGACTCATGGTGATCAGCATCTATTAAATCTCTATCTATTATCTGATTATTCCAAACATATCCCTTTAGCTCTGAGTATTCATATATCTCATGGTGCTTAGCAAATACTTTGACAGCTGCATTCTTATAGTAAATCATACCATAGTCAATACCATCCCTCTCCATCTCTACATTAGCAGTATCTATCATACTGAGGTATTGAGGAGTAAAGAGTTTAGACTTCTCAGCTACAGCATCAAAGACAGGTATCCGATTTGATTGCACCAGGTACTCCATTACTCTATCCTTTATCTGAAATTCAGAGACATGATTAATAAAGTTCTCATTCTTAGTAATAAATACAAAGGTCTTAGTGTTAGCTACAGGATAGTACTTGTAGTACTGTAGATTCTCTAGGAATAGCTTGAATCGGTATGGTATAATTAATACATCACCTTTAAAATCATATTTCCAAAACTCATCTACTTTAATTACCTCTTTAATAGTCTGAATCTCTGACTCAATATTCTCTTTATTGTACTCTTTAAACTCCTCTAAAATAACAGCATCAGACTTACCACTCAGCACAAAATTAATCAGCTTATCTTTTTTCTCTTTATCCTCAAATTGCTTAGTATTAAAATTAGCAGTCTTTTTATAGGCAGAATTTATCAGAGCTAGTATCTCTACAGATCCAAAATCTTTCTGCTCAAATCCTATAAGATAATTCTGACAGGTCATTTTATCTACTCCAAAATCATTAAAGGCTGCTGCTAATTTGTAAAGTGAGGAGTTTCTATTTTGTGAATTATACTTCTTTTTAAACCAAGTCATCAGCTTATTAGCTATCTCATCAGTATCTAGGACCTTAATATTAGTAATACTACCCACCTCATTAGTCTCAAATGGGATAACATCATAGTCAATTATAAAATTAACAGCATCTAAATTAACATAGATATCAGGATCATAAGACTCAAAGCAAGCTCTTGCAATATCCTTACCTGATTCATCTACTCCATTGAATACTGCAGATATCTGCTTAAAATACTCTTTGTATTCTTTGTCATCTTGTACTATTGGTATTTTGACTAGAGCTTTTACTCCATTGCCTGATGGTGATGTCCAACAAGCAAAAATAGATTTGTGAGCTTTCAGTTCTACAATCAAAACAGGGATGTCCTGCACCTCATCAAAATCTAAAGTCAGTAATCCTGATGCCTTTCTTAAAGATGCATTATTTCTCTTACTAAAATCACCTCCAAAGGTAACAACAGGCAGCTGCATCTTAATGGCTTTCCTTTCCTCTTTATCAGTAGAGAATCTAAGGTCTTTGCATAACTGCTCAGACTTTCCATTCTTAATCCGATCTAAGTAGAATCCTACATCCTTATTCTGATAAGGTGATACATCCTTAATTGATTTGTAAAAAGTTACTTTCATAAGTATAAAAAAAGGTGAGAGTCCCTGCTAACATAACCGCCAGGAGATTTGCAGGGATTTATACTCTCTAATGTTTTTGTCATGGCGATTATCTTATGGGACAAATGTAATAATAAAATTAATATATGATACTAAAGTGCAAAAATAAATTATTTGTGCTGTTTTGTGCTATTATTTGTGCTGTCTAAACTCCTATTGTTATTGGGTTGTAGAAGATTAGAACGAAAAAACACTTTTTTTTTGTAAAAACTGTTCACCCCCCAAAATGAAAATAAATTTTTTTTTTATTAAAAATATATTGTAAATAAAAATATATAATATATAGAGTATAGGGGTTTGAATTGTACTTTCGTTCTAATTCTCTACAAGTCAATATCAGTATAGGAATTATACAGCACAAAAAAAGCTCCGAAGAGCTTTATATTATCTCAGCTAGTTCTTTAGCTGTCATATATTCTTTAAATTTATGGACCTTATCATACTCATAAGGCATCTGTATCTTTATATTAATATAATTAAACTGCTCTATTGCCGAAACTTTGTACTTATCCTCATAATCATTATTAATAGCAGTCTGCACTAATGGCTCTATCTCATGCAGATATACTTTATCCTGCATCCTGGACCATCTCCTGTGCATTCTGATCCCATGAATAACAGTAGCATGATGTCTATTTAGCATCTTACCTATTTGAGTTAGGGATACCTTACATTTATTGAGCCTGTACATTATATAGTATCTCTTATAGACATAGGATCTATGTCTAGAGTTATTATCTAGCTGATGCTTTGCAATCTGACCTATTAAAAAGTTTAGTTCTTTCATCTTATTCTGATTTATAGATTTCGTTATAGTATTCATCTGAATTAATTTTAGGTGATGAATTTTTAAGATAGTGATGTTCATATTTTTCACCCATATCAAATGCATTAGTAATTTGCTTTCTTTCCACTGCCAAATACTTATGAAAGTGATGGACAAATTCTCTACCCTCTACAGAGTTAATGTTAAAAAGTCTAGGATGTAATGCTAGTAGGTCACTAAATACTTGTTGTACTGCTGTCATAATAACTTAGTTTGTGTTACTGACTTAAATAGATCTGATTGTGACTCCAGGACTCCTGTAGCATTTATGAAATCAATCTCTACCTTAGCAGATTGAATTAAAGTTCCTGCAAGCTGAGAGATTGCCTTAGCTTTATCTACCTCCAAATTTACCTGGTCTGTTGTTAATGTCTCATCACTTAGTCTTTCAAGTGCCATGAAGATGTGATCTCTTAAATCACTTAGTTTGTTGTGTGCCATTGTTATTTATTGTTTTTATTAGTTTACATTTTAATCTCATTACCTGCTGAAGCTCTTTAGGCAATCTTTGTATGGTATTTCTAGCCATGTTCTCTCTTTTAGTTAGTAACATAAGATTGTCAATATCATTATTCATATAATTACCATCTTTATATACTACTATTAATCCCTTAGGTATTGGTCCATGATACTGTTCCCATGTATATCTATTCAGCAGCTGCCAATTACAATCTGATAGCTTAATATACTGATAGATCTTACCTGATTTATCTTTCCTTTGATTGATAGTGCCAAATGGCTTAGTATTATGAGGTCTAGCACCTTTCTTAAACATAGTATGAGCCACTTTCTGATACACATCTTTGGACATTTTTTGTCCTTTGTTGGGAGGTACACTGCCTTTCTGAAATTGAGTAGCTTTACCACCTAGATATCCTGGAGGGAATTGAGTAGACCTTAAGTATACAGGATCTTTTTTAATTCCCATAGTACTAGCTCTATCATATACTGATTTAACTGTTACACCTAGATCATCTGCTATCTTTTTAGTAGGCTCAAATGGATACCTTTCTCTGATGATGTCATTCATACCTCCTCAATTAATACAATTAAATCATCATTCTTTTGTATCAGCTGCTTAACATGATCAGCATCATAAGCCTCCACTATCCTGGTGACTAACTTTACAGGACCTCCCCAATAGTCAAAGGTCTTGAATACTACTTTAAACATCTTCATTGTCATCATTTTTAATTGGCACATCTAAGCCATACATTAAATCAAACATTCTAAAATCTCTGTTAGCATTCCTTTTGCTACCCTCATAACTCTTAAAGTACCACTCTCTAAATCTTAGGTATTTTTGGTGAGTGTAATCACCATTAGCTATGGCATTTTGTACCTCTATAGCTAGCTGTGTAAATTCAGTCATTGGATTTATTGTTTATTACTTGTAAATACTTAAGGTAAAGAGGCAGATTAAATCCACCCCTTATCTCTTCTGCTGTTCTCCTACTAGTCCAAAATTTTATGATTGCGTTAAATGTCATATAGCTTAGATTTAAGTAGGTTAAGTTTTACATCATCTAGAATAAACCATGATACCCATTCATCATCAGTCTCCTCAGCTTTGTAGGTAAATGGCTCAATAGTACCTACTATGTATACATCACTATCGTAGCTAGTTTTCCAATTAGAAAAATAAGTATTGTCTCTTTTGTATAGGTCTATAAAGTTCATAATATAAGCTCTAAAAAAGTGAATAAAAAAAGGATTGATAGTATTACAGTTGTCACAGTAAGCATAGTTATAGCAAATGCTATCTGTTCAGCTCCTACAGGAGTAAAGTATTTAATTAGCTTTTTCATTGATCTTAGTTATTAGGTTAGCAATAGTATTCCATCTGCACATTGCTCTATCAGTAGCTTCATGCTCACTGCCTAGATGCTCTGCAAAATCTTGAGCTACAGCCCAAAGCTGCTGCTCTTCTAGTAAAATAATCTCCATTAGTTCTTTTTTGTCCATGTGTTTAGTTTTAATTGTTGATAACTATACGCCAAAGATAATAGAAAGTTTTATAACTGCAATAAAAAAGTGTAATTTATATTGATTCTAAATAAGGATAGGTTGAATTTGTACACTATATGTCACAAAAAAAAAGCAGCTGCGTGCTGGGGAGCTTACAACTGCTTTCTACACATTATGGAACGGTGCTAAGTTAGTGTTTATATTTGAATTTTAAAAATTCTGTGTAAGTTTTATTATTTATTTTATAGTGCTTTCTGCAATCCTTACATTTCATCCAATGATGGATAGTACCTCCTGCAGTTACTACCTGTTTATTATAATAGATATTGTAGTTACTACATTCAGGGCAGCAATACTTCTCATCTCCATCCATTACAGCATAATGAGTAGATGGAGTAGTGTAGGAATTGAGTTTATTGAATACAGCTTCTAGTACAGTAACATCCATTTTGCAATAGTCTACCATTTTATTCATAGCCTGCTGATCTTTCTTAAAAACTATGTCTTTCCACAGGTCTAGCCCTCCTGTATCCATCTTTTGACCTACTCCTAAATACTTAGCTATATAGTCTAGTTTATTACTATTAAAATTAAAGTACTTTCTAGCCCATTTAAGAGTATCTATAGTCTTAGGTGAGGGCATAACATCAATACCATGTAATAAAGCTCTTGTGCGTATCCATTTGAGATCAAATCTATCCCCATTATGAGCTACAATTTCATCAGCTTGAGCCATAACTTTAAGGAATGCTTTAATCATTGCCTTATCAGATTGTTTTTTATCCCAAGTAAGGAACTGTACATCATCCTCTGACTCCCATTTATAGCAGATGCAGATAATAGCTCTCTCATGAATGATGTCACCTGGATTGATTGTAAGATTATATCCTGATCGCCAAAATATACCAACATTGAATGATGTCTCAATGTCAAAAAACAGTCTTTTTCTTACCATAAGTGGTGTAAACTTAGAACAAATATTTCTCCCTCGCAAATTTAAAGAGATAAGATAGCAGTAAGCCTATGCCTACCCCTACAAATAATAGACTAAGATTGCCTCTAGTTCTAGGTCTTGTAGCTTTAGCCTGTGCTTTCTCTACAATACGATCTTTGTAGATAGTTTTAACTTTTAGTCTATATTCTATTTTTTTATCTAGTCTAGTCTTAGGCACATAGACAGTATTATACTTTATAATAGTATCTTTAGTAGTGATAAACTTCTCCCAAACTATACTATCATGAATAATAACAGGGATAGAATCTAAAGTAGTGATCCTGATAGTATCTCCTGTCTCTTCACAAGTATATCCTTTCTTAATTGCTTTATTGAGATGGTATTGTGCAGAGCAGCTGCTGAGTAGTAGGATTATAGCTAAGTATCTCATCATTCTTTTATTTCAAAGTGCATCCAATCGTAATTTTTCTCTTTACCCAAAGATATAAAACCATGCTTATAGAATATATCTATCATCTTCTGATACTCAGGTCTTGCAAATCTTGCTGTCTTTGATGATTCTTTGAGTAGATTTCTAGCGGGATCTAGGTCTATTGCTATCCCCCAAGAGTGCATGGATAGTGCTGTACCTCCCCTCATCTTTCTATAGTTGAAGCATCCACCGAATAAATCTATCCCTAACTCCTTTATCTTATCATATCCATAGGTAGATAATAGCTCATTGAATACAGCAGTAAAATTATCAGCTACTAACTTATGACACATCATAGAATTAACTGAGCTGTCTAAGTCCCAAGCTATTCGCATAGGATATGGTAGCTTAATCTTTACTAAATATCCTGCACCTGTTACATTAGCAGTACCATATTTAGAGGTAAGTTCCCATCTAGTCATTTCAATTTGTTTAGGTCCTCTTTAATATCCTTAGCTCTAGCAAATAATAACTTCATTGACTGCCATAGGTCTATGCCTTTTACTATCTTATAATTCTCATTGATTGACATCACCTCAATAGATGATAATACTAATGCCACTATTTTAGTAAGCATAAATGGTACACTAAAAAAAGTTAATATGATTTCATTGAGTATGAATTTATCTATTAAAAAGAACATAATAACCGTTACCTCATAGAGTGCTAACTTGCTAATAATAGCTGAGAGCTTTCTACTAGTAATTTTCTCTTTTAACTTATTAGCTTTCCAAATGCCAGTGATAGTATCAATAGCAATAAGTACTCCAATCATTATTAGAATGCCTGAGATAGGTAAAAAGAATGCAAAGCATATAGATATAAGAGTCAAAAGTTTTGATTGTATTGATATTAGTAATAAAGATAGTTGTGCTTTCATTCCTGTCCCTCCATTTGTAATGCTAAAATAAAACTAAGGTATCCTATTATACTAGCTCCTGCTAGCTTAAGATATAGAGCAGGCTCACATACTAATGCTATGCCTGTTAAGTATCCTGTGCTGAATACTATAATTGATAAGACTCCTGAGTGCTTCATATTATTAGGATTGAATTGTTGTAGCCATTTTGATTGTTACCACATAACCCTGTACATTCTAATAAGCCATTAGAGTAACATCCACATCCATCTATCATAGGTCTAAGATCAGTATCTTTGTTAGTTGTGCTAGTGAATACAGGATACAAAGCTCTGTTTTTAAGTAGGTATCTAATCAATCTTTGCTCAAAAAACGCAGCCTTTTGTGCATAGTGTTCCATACTGAATGCTATAGTACTTCTATCTACTGATGAGCTGTTATCTCCAAACTGAGTCTGCAATCCTTTATTCTTTAGCTGTAGACTAAGACCAAAGACAGCATCCTCTGCTGCTCTCCATGCTATAATAGGCTGAATGAATGCTACTAGATCCTCTTCATCAGGTGATAAAGTCTGAGCATTGTATTTAGTTAGTAGGTCATTATAGAATGTAGTGCCTAAGATAGGCATGATTCTAAGCTGAGCTTGAGTAGCTAAGTAAGGAGTAACATTGTTTACATCTACATTAGCTGTGATGGGTGTGTTATTCTTTAGATAGGTTTCTGTTATAAAGTAAAGCATTATAGTATAGGTGTTTGTGGATCAGTTATAGGAGGTAAAGATGCTAAGGCTCTAATTTCATTCTTAGACATATTCTCTAGGACCTTAGCAGCGATTGCAGGATTCAATGTATTTAGTGCATCATTAGTCTTAGATGGATCTCCCTCAAGCTCTACTATTGCCT